CGGTAACACAATAGACCTTCACATCGGTTACGAAAACACTGTTGGAGAGAATGGATCGTTCTACCTACAAGGTGGCCCTAGCTTTATTAATGGTACGGGAGATTCTGACACTAAGCTTTCTGGTAAAGTTGGTGGTGGATACGATCTAAGCGATAAGTTAAATGCTTATGGTGAGTTCGCTGTTGTAACAGATGACGTTAATACATACGGAACTAAGGTTGGTCTTAAGTTTTTGTTTTAAGATTATTTAGATACTTTAATAGTTCTTGTCATCATACTTAACGTAAGATATAGAGGTGCAATAGCCATTACAGACACAAAGGTTATAATGGTAACAGGCACTAATGCCTTTAAAAATGCATCTCTAATCATGTTAAATAAAATTTCTTCTATTCTTTCCATTTTATCATTTTTAATTTCCTTAACAACTATTGGGGCTGGCTATACTGCTTACAAATGGGTAACAAGTCCAAATTTTGAAAAGATGATGATGGAAAAAGTTATGGGCAAAGTATCAGGACTTATGCCAAAAGCTTTAGATAATGCTTTACCTAGCAGTACTGGTATTTCTATACCTAAGTTTTAGTGCCTGATATAAAATTACCAAAGATTACGATACCAACTGTAGATATCCCTTCTGTACCTTATTTCACTCAAAACGTATTAACTGGAATTAAGCCAGCTTGTGATCTTATAGATAGAGATTTAGAGATAACACAAAATCCAACTATTGTATTTCATAACCGAAAGCAATATGCAACATGCCCAGAGGTTTTTGTGCAAGAAAACACAGAGACAGGAACACCAAGAAAAACAGCAACAAAACCTGTAAAAAAAAATTATCAACCTATTATTTATGATCCAGAAGATACGATTGAAGCTGAATCAAGTTCTGAATATGAAGGCAAATTAAAGCTTGGTAATTTTAATATTTCTGCCATAAATAAAAAAGAAAAATCCGAGGTAGAATTACCGCCCTGTCCAGACTTATCAAGAGTGTTGCCAGTTGGAAGTTTTACATCAGATTTAAGGACAGAACGTATAAAAGAATATAAAAGAGCAGATAATGGATATGATTGCGTACCAATCCTTGAAGAAGTCACTTTCATTAAATCGGTATTACCAACGCCTGCTGCTGCTCTTAATGTTGTTGCTGTGTCTTTCATTGCTGCCAGTACTCCACTTCTTTTACCTATCGTGAAATCTGCAAGTAAAACAGCTTTTAAGAAAATTTTTGCTAAATTTAATAAGAGCAAGAAGGATTAAGGGTCTGTGTTCGGCTTGCTCATAAAATATTTTTAGTTAAGATAAGCTTGTTCCAAAAATAAATCAAATCAACCACCTTTTTCTGGGTTATTAGGTGGTTTTTTTATGAATTGACTTGTCTAGCAATGATGCTAAAATATATGAGCATCGCAATCTGAAAGCCCCCACTGATTGAAATAAAGGTGGACGTGTAGCCCAGAACCGATGCTCTAATCATCACTTACCTGTAAACCTCCATGCCGTTGTATGGGTAGCGAGTTCAGGGCTGATGATTACTAATAAGCATTACATTCTTGCCAGCCCCCACCTGAAAGGGTGGACGTGTAGCCCAAGACCGATGCTTATTTTTTTGTCTTTATTTCGTGTGTATGAGGTAATATCTGGTCTGGCTTGACCGTTAGTACAATATTTTTACAAGAAACTGCATCATCACCAACAAACTTTGCGCCACTGAGCAGCATTTCTTTGCATACTCTGAGCCTATTAAGATTAACCTCTAATTTTTTAGCTTGTAAAAGAAACTGTTGATATTTTCTATATGTTTCAGCCGCTAACAAGCACTCATCATTAAAGCGTTTCCCTAGTGGTATTTGTAAATTTATAGTCATTCCATAACTTACATTAACATTAGTCTGGTCTAACCTAGGCTGCTCTGCTACGTACAATATCTTGCCAGCATTTAACAATTCACCTGTCTCACTATCTTTAGCTGTGTCATAAATATTAGTTCTAGTAACTGTGCTTTTAGGAGTATTATAAAATTCTCCCATAGTTACAAAAGGATTAAATGAAAGAGTTGGTAATTGACACTGTATGCCATTTGAAAATCTATGAGTAGGGAAAGATCCTGATATCTGTTGGAAACCCTGATTCACTATAGTATTGCTCGAACTTGACTGAGGATTAGAAATTGTGGTGTTAGCTAATACGGGATTAAAGCAAAATAAAGCTAGTTGAACAAGGTAACTTGTTCTGTAAATGTTTCTATTGTTTGTTGCCGATTTATTATGCTCACAGCGTCTAAGCCAGAATTTTCTACATGCTCGATTAAGCTGAAATCTGAACCTTGATCGACTATTTCCCATTTTGGTAGTGTTGTTAAATCTGGGCTTATCCATTCAAAAGTAACATTCCCATTCCCTGTATTCTGGCTAGTTGTATAAATTGCGTCTGGACTGATGTACGACCCTTCAGAAATTTTTATATTATGTCCAGAAACACTATAAATATAGCCTGTATTATAGTTCTCAGTAATTATTGTTTCATTAATGGTTGAAGTACTTCTTGACGAAGATTGCATCTGATTTGAATTATATCGAGGTGTAGTTCCATAAGCGTTAGAACTTAGCAGAGATAAAAATATAATTACAAGCCATTTCACTTTAGTCTATTCCGAGGGTTATGGTTTGTTGTACTGTAGCAGTGGACCCAGCCCCCATCGACGAGACATCTAATGTTGGGTCAGCACCAGCATCTAATGTTATTGTCACTGAACCTACATCACCACCTGACACCAAGGTATATTCTCCAAGTAAATTCAAACTGCTAACTCCATTTGTAATACTGGATGTTGTAGTAGATGTATTATCGCCTTGAATGTATGATTCTGTTAAACTAAATGGATTTGCACTATTTTGAACAGTATAGCTAGTGTCCGCACTTATAACGGGAATACCATTAGCAATACCATTACTACTTAAATTAAGCGATCCTATGCCCCCTGCTGTGCCGTCATTTGGAATAATATTTGTACCTGAGACACTTATAGAGGTTGGGATTCTATTAGCCGTTACAGAAGCCCCAACTGTTTGAACTTGAGCAGAAGTTTGAAAAGTTTGTGTTATATCGCAATATGCTGCGGGCGTAAAAGCCAACAACAATAATGGAAATAGTTTTTTCATTTTTTTTCGTTATCTAAAATTAATTTAACAGGTGTTTCAATTCTAACTAATTGTGTATTACCTAGCACTTCTTGTAATTCAGCTTTTACTGTTTTACCGTTTTTAGCTTTCTCTGAGCCTTTTTGTGTGATAGAAGCTCCAAAAGAACTTGCTAGCCCTACAAAAACAGATGCAATAAAAGTTGGATCTATTTTCTGTTGCGGTATGCCTAGCTTACTTAAGTCTAAGTATGAAAGGCTCAACATTGCTGTAGCCCACACCAATAATATAAGTCTTACCGCTAGTGATACAAACTCGAACTGTTCTTCTCGATCTGGTACTGCTTCTTGCAACTTAAACCAGACACTTTTTTTTTGATCTTTTGGATCTTTTATGTCTTTTTGTTGATCTGCCATATAAGAAAGACTACTTAGTGTGTGAGGATGGGTCTGAAGTAGCCTTATGGCAAATTTAGCAAATATTGATATGTTTGGAAAGAAACACAATTTATGAAACAAATAATTAAAGCTTTGCAATCAAAAATGACTCTTGAAGAAGAGTTTGAATTAGAAAAACAAATACAAAAAATAAATAAAGAAGAAAATGTAGATGAATTAAGAATATTTGCTATTGAGTTATTAAGAACTGGTTGTAAACAAGGACATTTTATTAGTATGGCTTTAGAAATAATTTGTGATCAACAGGACTTAATTTTTAAATACGAAAATAAATTAAATAAAAAAAAAGCGACCTTTTGGGATCGCATTAAATATATTTTATTTGGTAAAGATTAAGGAACTAAATCTTTATCGCTAATATCAAACCATGTTGCAGATTCAATTACTTCCCCTGTAGATTTATTAGTTTTTAAAGTTTCACAAAACTCAAAGGTTCTTTTTGAGTCAGGACTGTAATAAATCTGACCTATATACGGATTATTTGGAAATTTCACAATAAGCCAATTTGTCATTAGAAAGGAATATCAGAGGGCAATTCAGATTGATTTGCTTTTACATTTATAGTTCTCTCTGATGCTGGTTTTGGGTTTAAAGGCTGTATTCTTCCAGAATTGCCCCACATACCGCCCCAAATAGAAAAGCCATCAATTTCTGTAAATTCTGACTTGTTTTTATAAATACGAATTGTAGTATTTTCTTGAATAGCATTATCAGCCATAGTTTCTAACCATTTTGCCATTTTTAATGCTTCTTTTGTAGAAATATCAATAATAAGATTTTTTTCTGGTGCATTTTCTCTAGTACTGTTGTTGTCAACAATTCTAAATTTTGCGTTAAAAGCTGCGTTTGTCATATTAAAAAGAGTTGATAGGTGTAATGTTGTTTGTTTCTTCCCAGACCAAAAGATCATTTAGAGGGTATCTTGTTCGGGGTTGCCCTTTTGCAACTTCTGATACTTTTAAAGTGTAGTAAGGTGGCCCCCAATTTTTCCACCGCCATGCTTTGATGGTTATTGGATTCTTGCCGTATCTTTCAGCAAGTTGTTCTGTTGTTAAATATCTAGTTTCTGTAATGTTCATAAATTATTGTCAAGTTGTTCTTTTTTAATATTAATTTGTTTATTTAATTCTGTATATTCATTTTGAGTAAGTTTGCCCTGTGTATATCTAACTTCAACATTTTGACCATGCTCCATAAGGGTTTCTATCGTTTCCGCTTTCTGTATAGCATTTGAAGCTAGTACAAAGATTGTTTCTGCTGGTGCGGCTGATCTATCTTTCTGGGCTGCTTTAGCTCCTTTTTTGCCGTCATATAAAGACAATCCAAACTGATAACCAAACTGCATTAAGGCACGTTTTCTAGCGTCTGATTCAGCCTCTTTAATTGCTGATTCATGATTATCGCCTATGCCACTCTTTTGGCGGCCATGCCCTGCTCCTGTACCTTCTCTGATTATATCTCCTACTGTCACTCTTACCTTTGCTATATAAGTGACAGCAGTTGGTTCACATACAACACAAGTAGTTTCTAATGTTTCTGAAGACCAACCATCAAAGCCAAAAATGCGGTTGGCTTCATCTATAACATGCCAGCTTTCAACATAGGCAAGCTGAAAAGTACCGCTTCTATTGCCGTCTCTAGTTTCAACATTTTTAGGGTTAATAGGTTGCTTTAATAAATCAACCTGTTCTTTTGTAAATGCCATAATTAAATCCATTTTGGTGGGGTGAGGGTTTTGATTCCATCTGGCTCTTGATCGCTATGACCAGCCCAGATACCAGATTCTTGGGCTTGTTTGATTTGCTGTAATGTTTGCTCCTGTAGCTGAAAGCCCTTTTCAATAAAACTTCCAGATAATTCATAGACCGCAACTGTGTAAGGAAATACTTTTTCTACAGCAATAAAAACAAATTTCTTACAGCCAGTTCCTTGCATATAGTGAGCCGCTTGCAAATGGTAAAAAAATGAACAGATAGTTCTTGTAAACTTATCTGGTGACGCACCGCCTTCACCTGTAGTTTTAAGATCTATCACCATATCATCAACAACATAATCACAACGGCATTTGCATTGCAGACCTGTTGCCTTATGTGTCCACCAGTAAGATTGCTCAGATGCACCCTTAATATCATTAATTAGATATTTAGAAACAAAAGCATCTTTTTCTAATGACTTTCTAATTGATGCAACAGTGTCAAATTCTGATGAGGTATAAGTTTCAATCCCTCTTGTCTGAAAAGCAAAAGCAAGTTCTTTACCTTTTTTTGTCCTTTTATCGTCAAGTAGTTGATAGCAATTAGCAAAATCTTTTGGCTCAAGTATTGCTTTATGAAACATAGATCCAAATTTCATTGCTGGTGTTGCAACTCTTGGAGGGTTATCTGTTGCATATTTGTATGTATGAAAAGCCTGTAAGCCATTACTTACGGCATATTTTAAGTCAGATGCAGCAATAGCCTTATCTGCCCTATATACGCTTTCTAGGACGTTATGCCCTTCAATGCGTGTTGTAGTTTTTAATGATTCCATTTGTTAAAATAAAAATGCAAAGGAGGCTTTGCAGTGTGGATGCTTCCAGAGATCAGGGGTGGTTTCTGGAAGTCTTTTTTTGTTCTGATTGAAATTTAATAAATTCAGAATTGGGAACTACTATTGATTCCCACTTAGCAACAGTTTCATAATTACCCCAGTAAGGCCAAGTCGGAGAAGTGGAGTTTTTCTCAACTTCCCATGTACCGCTAAATTTACGCTGCCTGATGTTTTCTCTACTAAAAACATTGCGATCAATTTGAAAATTAATTTCTCGCATAATATCCCATAAAGAACACTCATCATTTGTGTAGATGGTTATTGTGTGTTTTCTCATAGATCTCCTTTCTTTAGTTCCATAATCATGAACAACATATTGTCCAAAGCAGCTAAAGATAATTTTTCACCTTTGACTACCTGATTAAGTTTTTTTTGTAAATAGTCCAAATAATAAAATTTTTTTTCTTTAGTAAGTTTTTTTGTTTTTTGTTGAGTCATTTTCCCTCCAAGTAATTAAGTCGTTGTTTAATTTCTTTTAAGTGATCGTTAATTTCAAATAAAGCAATTTTCATGTAAGTAACTAATTTGCCTTGCTTTTCTAATTCAACAAGCCTTTGATTGATTCTTTTAACTTCAAAGTTGCTCATTGTTTTTGCTCCAAGTAAGAACACGCAGACTGCACTTGAAACACCTCACAATCTCTGACTGTCATATCGTGCAATGTTGATGACATTGAGGTGAATAGCAGCCCTGAGGCTGCCATTAGCATTAAGAAATTACTCATGAATACCACCTCTCTGCCCAACTAAACTGAACACCTAGTTTTTCTAGCTTGTCAATTATTCGTCTAGCTGCTGCTGCAACCTTACCGCCATACTGCGGGCTATAGTCTTCTGCCCTGTCCATTGTGCTGCCAGATATGCAGTCATCAAGAACTACTTTGTCATACTCAGATAGTTTGTCTGGCAAGTATTTAGTTTTGCCTAATGAATGGATAGTAGTGTGCAAAGAATACCAGATTTCATCTTCTGGATAAACTTTACGTTCAACACCTTCCCAGACTTCAGTAATAATTCTGTTTGTCTTATTGTAGTCACCAAATTCGGCAACCTTTTCATCTGTGTAAAATTGGCATAGACATTCAACTATGCAATCTTCGGGTCTGTCAGTAATAATCTCTGTTTCAAGATTAGTAAACTTTGTTTTGGTCATTTGAAATACCTTGCGAAAGAACGGCCTGTCGGCCTTACTATTAATATATATGATATGTAGTGATACGTCAAGATACATATTATATTATTACTATTTCATAACATTTTTAATATATTAAGTATCAGATTTGCATTATTAAGTATTTAGATATATTATATATACATACCCAGACATGGGTTCTATTTACAACACTTCGCAAAGCAAATGACTTTCAAACTTCCAACAACACTAGTTAATCACTTAGAGCAAGAGATATATGAAAAACTTGAATCTGCTGTTGAGCTAAGAGCCGCAGAATGGAATGGCGACTGGGCAGCCAGAGAGCAGAGAGGTGAAAAATATCACTTCTATATGATCACTAAATGGGTCAGAGGTGAGGCAAAAGAAGTTGAGAAAAAGATCAACTGGCACAAGCACGTTGGTGGTTTACTTAATATCGAGTTTTTCCAGACTGAACCAGAGCATGAGTATGACACACCATACACTGATTACTACAGACCAAAGAACTGCACAGTAAATTATGAAGCTTGCAAAGAAAATGCAAAAGCTCAAACAAGACACAGTGTTGGCCTTTTAGAGAGCAGAATCAATGGCCACCTTGCAGTAACTGACAAGATTACTGACATCAACCTTGCACTTGGTAATGGTTACTTCATCGAGGGCTTTGTAATTGGTAATACTGATAAAGGCGAAGAGTTTCAGATCTTTACTAAAATGATTTGGAACTACCGCTACGGAGCTAACTCAGCAAACGGTTACCTTACACAGTATGTTCAATTCAGAAGTGACAGAAGAGGAGCTAGACAGGAAGGCAAGACAGTTCTTCAAAGACTTACTGAGCAAGAAAAGCAAGCCAAGGCAGATGCTAAGCAAGCTGAGTTGGTTGCTAAGAATGAGGCTAAGTGGGAAAGATTTGCAAAGCTTCCAGATCAGATCGACAGATGGGCTAACAAAGAAATCAAAAAGCTTGCTAAGGAGCTAAGTCCAGAAGGCATACAGGCTGCTAAAGAACGCACTGAAGCTAGATTTCATGGAGTTACATTTGACAGAGACTGGTATATTCATAACCTTACTAAAGAGCTTGAAGTCGTTGAGCATTACAAAAAGCAAGTCCAAGCATACCTAAACAATGAGGCAGCAGTAAGAGAACTATTTAGCCTTGACTGCAACAACAGAGAGCATTTCAAAGCTGCTATCTGGTAAACCACTACTAACCCCACCTCAACTGGTGGGGTCTTTTTAAAAACACCTATTTACCCTATTTACCCTATTTAGTAATTTTTATCTATGAGAAAAACATTAGCAGACCTCAGAGGCAAGCTTGTCGCTTGGAGGGGTTGGGAAACCAGTCAGAGGCACAACAGAACATGGATTTGTATTTCTAAAGCTTATGTAATTAGATGGGATAGAAATGCTGCAATACAGAAAATTGTAGAAAAAAAAGGTGGTTTTTATATAGATCACTTTTGGTTATCTGGTGACAAAGAAAAACTTAAACCTCAAACAATAAAGCTTTACGACAAAGTAGGCGGTGTTGGTATTGTGAGGTCGTATATGAGGAAAAACGGGTCTATTGACTACACAATAAAAATGCCATCTGACTTATGGAATGTAGAAGAGTTTATTGATTTATACAATGATGAATATAAGATGACAACACCTAAACAAAAGATAGATAGAATAAATGAAGGTTTAAAACATATAGAAGACCATGAAAAATATGATGAGCATATTTTATATGGTTTGACCAGATCAATAAGCAGTTTAAAAAATGAACTTTTAGAGGAAAAAAGATATATTGAAAATTCTGTTGAGGCAACAGAAAAAGCATTAAATACAGCAACCATGAATGGAAAATGCACAGACCTCAATTTATTTAGAAAACAAAAAAAACAAAAATCAAAGGGATTTGGATTTAGTTCTAATGTGAAAGAAGAGGCAATCCCACCTTATGACGATCCGCTATGGTGATGTTATATATGTCTTATGGACATATCTGTGCGACTTAGGGCTGATGATTGCTTGAAGCTTAAGCAATTTCTTAGTAAAAACCCATCTACTAAATCACTTGGCCCTTATCCAGAACATTTAGATTCTGGAACTATAGCTAGAATTTGTTACGGTTTAGAAAATGCACTAAACAAACTTTAGTCGGGTGGCCTGACGATCTATTCCAAGAGGATCTGAAAGCTATAAAAAACCTATCGCAACACGTAGGAAAAGCAGGGCAGTCATGCGAAGGGCTGATGTATCTCCCGACTTAACAACAATTCTTCTTCATAAGCCTTGATCTCTTGCATATCAAAATCTTTTACCTGTAAATTAGTAATTCTTGAAATCTGATAATTATGTTTCATAATCTTTTCCCTGATATAGTCAGTAATCCATTTACCGTCATTTACTGTTAAATCTGCCCTAAAATCTTTTGTTATATAAACCTTATGATCCACTCCACGTAAATCTATATCTAACAATTTTTTTACTAATATTTTTTTTCTGTTTTCTTTTAAAAAAAGTAATTTCTTTCCTGATGGTCTCTCAACTCTTTTCATAATTTTGATCAATGGTAGTAATTTTTATGGTTGCACCAGCTTGTGATTCTAGTTGACAATATTTCTTTTCAGCAACAATTTTAACCACCTGTTTATCGTCAGCAAACGCTGATCCTGTTAAGCCATCAAGTAAACCTCGGCACAGTTTATCAATGTCACCTTTATGTTTTGATGTTACAAATTTTGGAGCATCTTGCCTTAAAAGTTTTTTTGAGTCATAGTGAAGCTTCGGACGTTTAAAGTAAAACGTAACTTCTATTGAAACTGGTTCTTCAATAATCCCGTCAACACAAACCAACTTCGCCATAATACCAACCTGATCACGCCATGACTTCAAGCGTTTACAGGTGTCAATCATCATCGGTTGCCCTTTTTTATTTTTTCCTACAAATTTTTTACTGCCCTGTGGTGCAGCTTCAATCTTTTTAATCGTTATCAAATATTCCATAAATGAGTTTTATCCCAGAAAATACACCATTTATAGCACTACCTACATCTTTAAAAGGTAAAGTAACCCCGCACCAGCTTACAGTCTTATGGGTCTTACAAAGTTATTACCCAAATATCTGGCCTAGTTATCAGACCATTAGTAAAGATGCAATGATGTCCAGAGACAAAGTTATCAAGACTGTTGCAGAATTAGTGGAACTTGATTTGCTGCAAAAGCAGTACAGGATTGATGAGAAGGGGCAAAGAACCAACTGTTATAGAGTAACAATCTGGCAACATTGCAAAGCACTACCAGTTACAGATCCCAGTATTCATGCGGGGTCGTTGATACATACTACCCCAGTCGCTGACAACTACCCCCCCAGTCGTTCACAGCGACCCCCCCAGTCGTTGAGAGCGACCCTAACTAAAACAAAGATAACTAAAACAAATAACTATAAAACTAATAAAAGTTTTTTTCTTGAAAATTTTGATACCTTTTGGAAAGCGTACAAAAGCATACCTACATCAATGCGTGTTGTATCGCAATCCAGAAAGCTCGCAGAGGCGCAGTTTATGAAATTAAGTAAAAACATACAGACAAGACTCTTACAATGCCTTGAAGCCGATATAAGAGCCAGATCAAAGCAATTAAAGTCTGATAACTTCACTCCATTGTTTCCTGATTGTTTCAGATGGATTAAAAACGGACAGTATGAACAATACTTAGAGTTGCCAACTGTAAAGAAAACAGCTACGTTTAAAAAACCTAAAAACACCCCTTTTTAAAACACCCCATGAAAAGCTATAAACGTGCAGCTATAGACAGGGAAGTTACATTCAACATCCCTGACTACGAATGTTTTGCATGTAACGACACAGGAATAGTCCATAACTCAGACGGGCTTGTAAACAATCATTACCCTGACTACGACATATTAGAAGACGGCAGAAGATCCACTGGTTCTGATTTAGCTCTTATCTGTCATTGTCAAAAAGCAAATACAACTTACGATATCGACGGCTCTATTATCTCTCATGGTTTCAGAACTGAGACTGGTGAGATTAAGAATAATCTTGGTGTAGAAATTCCTATAGATGTCGCCAGAGATATACACAACATCAGAAAAAAAGGTTGGGCTAACACACAAAAGCTTATGAATAAAATTATTGCTAAAAACATTAAGCAAAAGAAAAGTAACTTACCGCCAGAAGTGCAAAAAGTTAAGGATCAATTAAGAACTTTCACTATGAAATCATTATGAAAACAAAAGATAGAATTATTGCAGCAAGGGCAAGGATTCTTGAATTAAAAACACTTATAAATCTTTGGGAAAAACAAGAAAAATCGACAAAAACCAACAATTCAAGCTACATTTAGACTAATAAAAACCTTAATTTAGTGGCTAACGGAAGAACTAGCAAGAATGAGCATGAGTTTAGAGTCAACAAAGTAGCAAAACTTTTGTCTGTTGGGACTGTCAGATCAGAAATAAGTCAATTTGCATCAACTGAATGGGGTATTACTCAAAGGTCTATTGATAGATATATCCAAGAGGCAACACTAATCTTAAAAAAAGACTTTGATATTGACAGGAGACAATTTACGGCTGAAGTTTTAGCTCAGTATGCATCACTGGCAAAAGAGGCAAGAAAAGGAGGTCAATTATCTGTTGCTTTAGGTTGCATTAACTCAATGGCTAAAGTAGCACAGGTGATGTCTTGAGCATACTTTCCAGAGAAGGTTCTGTATTAGATCATATAGGCAGCCATAGTATTGATATTGATACTAATGAGCTACTAGATCGCATTAGAACAGATTTACACCCACCGCAGCAACAATTCTTTGATAATCAGTCAGAAATAGTTGGTTTATCTGCTGGTTATGGTGCTGGCAAAACAAGAGCTTTATGTTCTATGGCAATAAAACTAGCAGCACAGAACATAGGTTATATTGGGGCAATACTTGAACCTGTCGCGCCATTAATAAGAGATATATGGATTACAGATTTTGACCAGTTTCTTGAACATTATGAAATCCCTTACAGCTTCAGAGCTAGTCCATTACCAGAATATACTTTGCATTTTAAAGAAGGTGACAGCAAACTTTTATGTAGAAGTTTTGAAAACTATTCAAGAATAATAGGTTTAAATTTATCTCATGTTTTGGTAGATGAAATAGACACAGTTTCACCATCTATCTGCGATAAAGCTTTTCCAAAGATACTTGGACGACTTAGGGCTGGTAATGTCAGACAGTTCTGTGCAGCTAGTACACCAGAAGGCTTTCGCTGGATGTATAACACGTTCGGTACAGACGAAGCAAAAGAAAGAACAGATAGGCAGCTAATCAAAATGTCCACTTACGATAACAAGTTTTTGCCATCTGATTTTATAGAACGTATGCAATCTAATTATGATCCATCCATGCTTCGTGCTTATCTCATGGGAGATTTTATAAATTTACAAACAGGACTTGTTTATGATCGTTTTTCAAGAGAACAAAATCTAATAACAGAAAAACCAGAAATACAGATAGAACCATTACGAATTGGTATTGACTTCAACATAGGCAACATGAACGCTGTTGTTGGAATTGTAAAAGATCAAAAATTATTAATATTTGACGAAATAACTAAAGCTCATGACACAGATGCACTTGCTCAAGAAATAAAAGCCAGATACCCTTACAATAAAATATATATTTACCCAGATGCCAGTGGAGGAAACAGAAGTACAAACAGTAGCCAAACTGATATTGCCATTCTTGAGTCGTATGGGTTCAGCAATCAATCGCCACGTAGCAACCCGCCAATCAGAGACAGAGTTTCTTCCGTACAGGCTCTTTTATGTAACGGCAAAGGGGAAACCCGTTTACATATCCATGCCAGTTGCAGAAAGTTAATAGAATCAATGGAACTACAGTCATACAATGAAAAGGGAGAACCAGATAAAGAGTCTGGTTATGATCACATGGCTGACTGTTTAGGATATTTAATTTGGAGAGAGTTCAATCCTTTGTTTGCTCGTGCAGGGCGACCAACAGGAATTAGAATATATTAAGGACATGGTACTATGAGGCAAAACTGTGTATAGCTCACTAAATATTTACAATCAGTCAATAACACAAGCTGTCACAACGGTAGCAAGTCCTAATGCGGCATATCAACGCATGGCGCAATTCTGGGATTTGATTGCAGATTTAAAAGAAGGTACATATAAAATTAGATCAAAGCATAGAAAATATCTTCCACAGTTAGAAAGAGAGGTAGATGACAGCTATGATCGTAGGCTTGCTAGATCAACAGTAGTTCCATATTTGCAACGAATAGAGAAAATGCTTTCTGGAATGTTAGTTAGAAAACCTGTAAGACTTGATAATGTTTCTGATTTAATTAGGGAGCAGCTATTTGATGTAGATTTAGAAAATAATGATTTAAATGTCTGGCTATATCAAACGGCAAGAACAGTCATATCATTTGGTCATGTTGGAGTCTTAGTTGATGCACCAAAGGAAGGTGAAAAAGCAAGGCCATATTGGGTAACATATAAACCAGAAGATATTCTAGGCTGGAGAACTGAGATTATAGAAGGAGCAAGAGAACTAACACAGGTACGATTATTAGAAAGGGTTATTGAAGCTGATGGTAAATATGGAGAAAAAACAATAACGCAGATTAGAGTTTTAGAGCGTGGCAGATATGAAATTCATAGAAAAGACGACAAGAGGGGTGAATATAAATTGTTTGATGAGGGTGAAATGAGCCTTAAAGACAAGATTCCTTTTGCTGTTGCCTATTCAAACAGAGTTGGTTATTTCGAGAGCCGTAGCCCTTTATATGACATAGCGGAGTTAAATCTAAAACATTACCAAATACAATCTGATCTTGATAACATTTTGCATATAAGTTCTGTTCCCTTGCTTGCAGTTTTTGGTTATCCAAATGCAGATGAGATCACAACTGGCCCCAGTGAAGCTTTATCATTACCGCCAGAGTCCAGAATGGAATATATCAGCCCATCAGGTGATAGCTATGACAGCCAGTTTAAGAGACTTGATGACATTAAAGAACAGATAAACACTTTGTCACTAGCTGCGGTATTAGGGCAGAAGTTAGTTGGTGAGACAGCCGAAGCCAAGCGGATAGACCGTTCACAGAATGACAGTACCATGATGGTTGTTGCCCAGCAGATGCAAGACCTAATTGATAACTGCCTTAAGTTTCATAGTGAATATCTCAATGAACCTAACGCTGGAAGCAGCTTTGTTAATAGAGATTTTGTTTCTACAAGACTAGAGCCACAAGAGATCCAGTCATTATTAGCACTATTTACCTCTGGAACTATTAGTCAGGAAACATTGCTTAATCAACTTTCGGCTGGAGAGATTCTTGGTGATGACTTTGATGTAGAGGATGAGATAGAAACCACACAGAATGGTGGCCTTACAGAAAGAGAAGCTCCAGATATAGAAGATGATGAAGAGACAGAAGAGGCGGCTTGATGAATGAGTACACCAGAAGCATTTTTTCGTGAGACTATTGATTTAAACAGATATAGTAACGCTGTTGCAAAGGATTTTCAGAAGGCATACAATGATGTAATTTTAACGGCAGCGAAAAAACTAAAGCAAATAAATATAAGACAAGCCGAAGCTGGAGCAGGGGTTATTGTTGCACCACAGACAAGAAAAAGATTAAGGGCAATAATTCAACAGTCAAAAATAAGTTTAGATACTTGGTCAAGGACTACAACAAAGCAGATGATAAAAGAGATTGAAGGTTTAGCGGAAGTACAGGCTGGATTCATAGAGAATGAACTTAAGAAAGTTGTAAAGTCTGGTGATGTACCAATAAATTCTGTTGCTGTTAGTAGAAAATATGCAGAATCTTTTGTAAAAACAGATCCAACACAAACAAATATTTTTACCAGTAAGGAATTTACAGAAGATGATTTTAAAAAGTTTGGTTCTGGAAAATTTGAACTTACTGCAAGACAGGGAGCAATGCAGACTCTTCCTAATGGGCAAACAGTAGAGAAAGCATTTAGAGGCATAGCAGAGAGGCAAAAAGATGCTTTAGCAAGACATATCAGGCAAGGAGTATTTAGTGGAGAATCAACAGCAGAGATAGCAAGACGTATGGTTGGCAGACTTGAATTTGGACAGAAAGGAAGTGTAAGACAAATTGCAGCCGCAGGGGGAGAACTTACGAAACTTGCAAATTATCAAGTGCAAACAATAGTAAGAACATCTGTAAATCAAGTACAAAATCAGGCATCACAGGCGGTTTATGCAGCGAATAGTAAAGTAGCTCCTAAATATGAATATGTTGCAACTCTGGACAGTAGAACAAGTCCTATTTGTAGAAGGCTTGATGGACAGGAGTTTGCATATAACAAAGGGCCAACACCACCACAGCATTTTAATTGTCGATCTACTACTGTTCCTGTCGTTGACTTTGATGGTTTGATAAAGAAATATCCAAGCTTGGAAAAGCCACCAGTAGGCAAGGTTGTTACACGACCTACAGGAGAGGGAACTGGCAGAGTACCACAGGGAACAGCTTATGGTGATTGGTTATTAAAGCAAGATAAAAAACTACAGGTTAAAACTTTAGGCAATGAAGGTAAGGTAAATTATTTTAAAAGGTTGGCAAAGAAGGAAGGATCAGGGCAGAAGGCCATAAGAAAACTTGTTAGGGAAGATGGCAGCGAGAGAAGTCTTAAGGACTTGCAGAGATTGTATGGCAAGCCTAGTGATATAACAATTAAGATACCAAAGCCAAAGCCTGTAACTAAGCCAACTATCACTATTACTAATCAAGATAAGCTTGAGGAAACACTTAAAGCTGCTAGGGCTGCTGAAAAAAAAGCAAAGGCAGAACTCAAAGAACTTAAGCAACGTAATCCATTGCAACCTACAATCGCACAGTTGCAGGGCATATCAGCTAAACAGAAAATTCAACCCATAGATGTTAATAATGCTTTTAATTTGATGGATGAAATGGAAGGATTAGCAGGGGTTAACGCTAGGAAACTTAGAAAATTTACAGAACAAAGAGAAGTATTTTGCGCTTGGACAACAGGGGCAGAAACAAGGGGCAGAGCTTATGGAAATGCAGCTAAAAAAATTGATGAAAAGATTGCTTTCCTTAAAGAAAATGCACAACTTAAACGAAGCATGGAACTGGCTAAGAAGAGAGGACAAAAAGCTGTGCGTGATTCTGTTGCCCCTAGTGTTGACCCAATAACAAGAAGAAGCCAGTACAGTAATTCGCAAAGAACCGCAATGGGTCTTGGAAAGATTGATGAAATACTTGAGTCAGGATTTGGAAGTAGTACAAGCTGGGGTCATGCTTACTTCACTAAATTTGTAACAACTGGTAAAACTACAGCATTTGGATATACGCTTCAAGGTGCTAATCATATTGCAATGAAGGCAAAACCTTTTCATAAGAAAATTAAAAACCTTGCAAGCATAAAAAGTGCTGTGAAGGACAGCATACAGCAAGCAGCCAAAGGAACTCCATTACAACATGTTGATGAAAATTTATATCAATGGAAAGGAAGGTCTTTAGCGTCTAAAACTGGTGATTCATGGCTTACAACTTATGTGCATGAAATGGGTCATCAGGTACATTATGCAGCTAACAGACCAGCAATGGCTGGCAAAGCTTGGATTCCAAGTAAATATGGTGGAAGCAACTATATGGAAGAATTTGCTGAAACTTTTGTTCAATATGTCTTTGATCCTGTAGAATTAAAGAGAGTATCTCCTGATGCTTATAAATGGGTAGATGATGCCCTAGCTGCCGCATTGGAGGCACCGCTATGAGTTACGACAGAGTAATTGAATTAATTAAAGAATTTCCTGAGAACAGAGATGTTCCCAGACTTATTCGTGTGGAACTTGATAAAGCAACAGGATTAGAGAAAATTCAAATAGAAAGAGCTACAGAGGCTTTACTAGTTGCTGCCAATACTGAAAAAGATTTTGATTTAATAGAAAAGCATTTATCCTGATGCCACTTAAAAAAGGCAAATCACAGAAGGCTATATCTGCAAACATTCGTTTGTTAATGAAGGAAGGCAAAACATTAAAACAGGCACAAGCTATCGCATTATCAAGTGCTAAAAAACGTAAAAAGAAGTAAAATAAAATCAGTTGCACTTCTTACTATGTACGGAACACCAAAAAAAACAAAGATTAAAAAAACTAAAAAAGTTAAGAAGAAGTGAAAAAAAGAAAGTTTAGAAAAGTAGCAAAGGATAAAAAGACTGGTGTTGCTAAGAAGTATCTTAGTGGTGCTAAAAACAAGAGTGCAAAAGCAGCAGAAATAAAACGTACATCAGCAGCATACAAGAGAGGTGAATTTATAGACATTAAAGCAGTATCTAAATCACGAACTAATCAAGATGGCTCCAAGAAAAAAAAGCGTAAAAAAAGCTCCACCCGCTAAACCTTTAAGTGCCGCAGTGGTCAAGGCACTTAAGAAAAAAGCCGAAGGTACTAAATTTACTTATCGAACACTGGCTGCTGTTTATAGAAGAGGTCAAGGGGCTTACTTGTCTAGTGGATCAAGAAATGTTCCTATGGGTGCATGGGCAATGGGCAGAGTAAATAGTTTCATTACTGGCAAAGGTGGAGCTAGAAAAGCAGATGCTGACTTAACAAAGTAAATCAAAATGAAACTTACTACAAGACAAAAAAATAAATTAAAAGAACATTCTGTACATCACACAAAAGGTCACATGGAATATATGAAGCGCAAGATGAGAGAAGGGGTTTCATTTACTGAAGCTCATAATATGGCAATGAAGAGGAAAGGCAAATGAACTTTCAATATGATCTTTTTAATGAAGGCTTTAAGACTAAAAATGCTGAAAAGCATGATTGTTTAAGGTCAAAGCAAAATGATTATCTTGACAGTCACCATCACCCACAAGAAAAAATACAGCAGCTTATCAAATTAGATAAATATATTCGTGGTGATATTCTTGAGCTTTTCGCAGGGCAAGGCAATCTTTCAAAACATTATGAACAGAAAGGCAAGTTGTATAAATGCACAAAAGAAACTACTGGAGACAGCTTTCAGCATTTATTTGAATTAATTAACAATAAAAAAACCTTTGATGTCATTGATATTGATTCTTATGGTTATCCAAGTCAGTTTATGGATAATGTATGGCACGTTATGAAGCCAAAGAGTTTATTGATACTTACTTTTCCTGTCATGGGTGTTCAATGTATAAATGGAATTGTTGAACAACATTTTATAAATTTCTGGAGATCAGCAAGACCTAGCACTGGTGATGTTGTCGGTGCTGTCACTGATTATGGTTTGAAGTATTGGTATTTACCAAAACTCATTAATGTTGTAAAAATCAAACCTATCTGGAGATATGTGTTTGAATGTGAGAGAGTAAAAGCAACAGAATTTTGTAGTACAAGAAACAGATGAGTGATCCTAGATTAAAAAGATTTGGACTTGCTGGTTTTAATAAACCAAAGAGAACCCCATCACATCCAACAAAGTCTCACGTTGTTCTTGCCAAAGAAGGTGATAAAGTTAAGCTCATCAGGTTTGGTATGCAGGGAGCAAAGAATAAACCGCCAAGAAAAGGAGAATCAGATGCGGATAAGGCAAAACGCAAGAGTTTTAAGGCTAGACATGCTAAAAATATTGCCAAAGGTAAAATGTCAGCCGCTTTTTGGGCAGACAGAACCAAGTGGAGCTAATATTGTTAATAATTGTTAAAATTTATTTATGGCAGAAGAACTAATCAAGCCTAATCCACCTGTTAATACAGCAGAGGTTGAAGCATTAAAAGAAAGTGTAAGAAAACTTGAAGCAAATAACAAAGCATTGATGGATCAATACGCAAAAGCGCAAGAAAAAGCAAAGGCAATACCACCTGATGTTGATGTAAATGCCTTAATAGCTTTTAAACAGCAGAAAGAGCAAGAAGAGTTAGAAGCTAAAGGCAGATATGAAGAAGCAATCGCAAAACAGGCACAGCAATATCGTGAAGCGGAAGAAGCCAAAAATAAAAAAATACAAGAACTTGAAGCTAGGCAGAGACAGTTAGAAGTTGAAGCACCAGCCGTTACAGCCCTTGCTGATGTCGTACACGATCCCCAATATGTGCTCTCACGCATTAGCAAGGAGCAATTATCAAGAGAAGCAGATGGAACCGTAGTTGTTGTTGATGGATATAACAGAACTCCAGTTAAGGAATGGGCAATGTCACAAATGCCTCAATGGGTACAGAAGAACCCTAGACCTCAAGGAGGTGGAGCTACTACAACAAAAGTTCAAACAGAATTTGTTGCTGCTGGTGAAAAAAACCCTTTTGCAAAAGAATCTTTTAATCTTACAGAACAAAGCAGATTGTATAGAACAGATATAAATAAATATAATATGCTCAAAAATGCTGTTAGCGGTTAATATAGAACTATCTAGTGTGCGCTAGTTAGGGTTTGCACCCGCAAGTGAACATATCTAATTAATTAACATGGCTACAGTGCGTAGTGATTTAATTATTCCAGAGGTGTTTACCCCCTATTTGATAGAAGCTACAACTCAAACTGATAGTTTTCTTCAAAGTGGTGTGGTGCAACCTCTAGCAGAATTAAATCTATCGTCAGACAGAGGCGGTGACTTTGTAAAGATTCCATTTTATAAAGCAAATTTAAGTGGTGATTTTGAAGTTCTAACAGATTCAACTTCTTTAACACCTTCAAAGATTCAAGCAGATAATCAAATAGCTGCTGTTCTTCATAGAGGTAGAGCTTTTAGCTCAAGAGATTTAGCCAGCCTTGCAGTTGGTAGTAGTACTGATCCTATGGCTGCTATTGCTCAAAAAATGGCGGCATACGTCAATAACCAGAAACAGAAGGATTTATATTCTTGCTTAACTGGTGCTTTTGGTTCTATCAATAACAACTCAAGCAGTTCAGCATTGTTTGACTTAACTATTGATTCTGAGTCAGGAGATACACCTACAGCATTAAGTCCTAGACACGTTGCAAAGGCACAGTCTTTACTTGGCGATCAAGGCGGAAAGCTTACAACAATCGCAATGCACAGCAAAGTGTATTACGACCTCGTTGAAAGAAGAGCAGTTGATTTTGTTGCAGCTACAGATATCAATGGTGGCGGTGCAACAGCTTCTGGTGGTTCTATTGAAAATGCTTTCGGGAATCCAACAGTACCAACATTTATGGGTCTCAGAGTAATTATCTCTGATGACATTCCTACAACAGGATCTGGATCTTCTACAGAATATTCAGTATTCATGTTTACAAATGGTGCTGTTGTAACTGGTGAGCAAGCTCCGATCAGAACACAAACAGACAGAGACATCCTTGCTTTAGAAGAAGCAATGGCTGTTGATCTTCACTACATCTACCATCCAGTTGGTTTGAAGTATGCGGTGACAACTGTCAACCCAAACAGATCAGTTCTTGAAACTGTAGGCTCTTGGTCGAAAGTCTATGAGACAAAGAATATCGGTATCGTAAGAGCTACCGTTGTATCAAATAACGACTAGAGGTAATTATGACTTCATTATTTGACGTTACTGCTGGTTCTTTGATAGGGCCAACAACAGGCGGCACTGTTACTCAAGGAACAAGCAAATCCACGGGTGTGACCCTTAACACTTCAAGCGGTCAGATCACTATGCATGATGCGGCTCTTGCTGCTGCTGCTGAAGTATCTTTCACTGTTACAAACAGCAAGATTACCTCAACAGACGTAGTAGTTGCTATTCATGGATCTGGTGGAACTGCTGGATCTTACTCAGTACAAGCCAATACAATAGGTTCTGGATCTTTTGCAATCACTGTATCTAATACATCAAGTGGTTCATTAGGTGAAGCTATTGTTATTAATTTCATTGCATTAAAAGGTGCATCAAGTTAATGGGGATGTACGCATTTAGGCGTATGAGGGAACAAAATGAAGCTGCTCAAAAGGCGGCTTCAGTTTCCACCTCTAAGCCAAAACCAAAACGTAAGACAAAAAAGGAAACAACTAATGGCGATCTCAATAGTATCGACAGTCGGTAGTGCTACAGCTAACAGTTATGTCACATTAACTGAGGCTCAAGCTTTTATTGATGGCCTTACAGAATCTGATGACGTAGTTGCATGGGGTAACAGCACTGAAGATCAAAAAAACAGAGCTTTATTTTCAAGCACAAGAAGAATAGATAGAGAAAAATTCTTAGGAGCTAAAGCTTCTAATACACAGGCAAGAATGTGGCCTCGCAGTGGTGTAAGAGTTCCAGATCAATATACAAATTTGTATGGTTTATCTTTTCCAAACAGAATATTGGCTGATTATTACACAGACACAGAGATTCCAGACGAGGTGAAACACGCACAGATAGAACTTGCTGTTTATCTAAATAACAATAAAGATGGTATTGGCCTAAGTGGCCTAGAAGATTTTGCAACAATGAGTGTAGGAAATATAAATATCACTCCTAATTTTTTTGGAAGAGTTGGAGTTGATCGCATACCGCCAATTATTGACCATTACTTGATAGGTCTTAGAATAGGTGGAAGTGCTAATCTATCAATCAAGAGGTCTTAACTAATGGCATACGAATATCCAGCCGCAATCATCATTACTGATACAAATGCCCACACAGGCAGATTTGGGAAAGTGCATTGTTTAACAGATGCGAGTGCTACTTTTGTCGCAGAAAACATTACAGAAAATGGATCTTCAACAATTAATGGCATAACAATGAAGGCTTCAAGTGAAATTTGCGGGGTTATTACAAGTATTACTCTTGCCAGTGGTCAAGTTATAGCTTATTACTTATGAGCATTGCATCAGGCATTATTAAAGGTGTAAGCGCAGCAATGCGGGCTGTGGGAGGTGATATTACTTTGGTTAGGTTTACAGAAGGTACTTATGATGAAGAGTCTGGTGTTTTTTATAACAATGAAACTAAAGTTACAATTAAAGGCACTTTAAGTAATGTTAGTAGAAGTCAAGCTAATGATTTAATAGAAGCACAGGATAAAAACTTAACTATTTCTGCTGGCGATATAAGTTTTGCACCAACCACTAAAGATAAAGTACTTATAAGTGGTATCAGCTATAGAATCATTCAAGTTAATGTAAATGAGCAAAATAATACACCACTAAGCTTTGATCTTATTTTGAGGTAAATATGGGAAGACAGATTAAAGTAGATCAGATTGATGATTTTTTTGAAGATCTTGTTGTTGATCTTGTTCAAGCTACAACTCTTGAATGGACAAAAAGGGTAAAAAAAGCTACACCAGTCAGAGTTGTTTATAAAGGAGAAGAAAAGGGCGGTGGTCAATTAAGAAATGCATGGCAAACAAAAATTGGTAAATTTAAAGGTGAAGTTACTAACAATCTTGTTTATGCAGAGCCAGTTTGCTTTGGTGTAAATCTTCCACCGTCATGGGGAGGACGTTATAGAACAAGACAGCAAACAGTTGCTGGATTTCCGGAACTTATAGGAAAAGAGCTAGAACAATATGTTATAAAACAACTCAGAAAAGGTACAAGATGACTGCTACAGATTTAAATACCGTTAGAGCTACTATCGAAACACGTTTAAGAGATGAATTTAGGACAAACGAAATAATTCCTATTATTTTCAACAATATGCCTTTTGATTCTCAAAATGTTGATAAATATATTCAATGTATTACTAGCTTTGGTCAGAGTGAATACCTTACACAAGGAAACGCTACCAGTGCAACAAATCTTGTTGTTGGTCTTACTACTTTTAATATTTTTACAGAGCAAGGGTTAGGATCTGGATCTAATTTTGCAATATGCAAAAGAATTAGAGATTTATTTAATAGGATTACCGCATCAGACGTAAGATTTGACCCGCCTGTTGGCCCTGAGATATTACAACCTAGTCCAGAAGGTAAATTTCAAACGCAAATAAGAGTAACATTTGAATTATATGAAACATTAACAGCATGATTGAAATTACTGAAGAAATGCTAGACGCTATTGAAGCTGTAAAAGGTAGAAGAGATCCAAAATATTGGGATCCTCGTTGCAGGAGATATATGGAAAAACAAAGAGCAAATAAAAAAGATGAAAAAAAAGCTGAAAAAGGTTAATATATACTTAAATCTTTTATAAATTGTTATGGCTGCTGTTAAAGGTGACGTAGGTCAAGTCAAATTTGATGATGGAGGTTCTTCCGTTAATCCTGTTTTAGGTACTAGATCATGGTCTATGTCTATTACAAAAGACACCATTGAAACAACTGTTCAAGGTGACACTTTTAAATCATTTATAGGTGGACTTATTGAAGGTGAAGGTACTGCTGAATTAGTTTATGACAATGCTGCTTCTGGCGAGACTGCTACATTTATGGATGGCATTTTAACCACTGGCGACCCTGCAACAGCTTCTTTTGAACTTTTTCCAGATAATGATTCTTCTGCTGGCACGAAAAAAATAAGCTTCAATGGTCTTATTACAAACTTTGAGCAATCTTCTTCACAAGGAGACATTAACACAATAACTATTACCTTTAAACCATCCGGACAAATTACATCAGCAATTTAATTTATGGCAACTGAAAGAACAGCAGATTTACTCATCAATGCATTTAAAGATGAGATGACAACCAGACGTAAATATGATTTGAAAGATTCAAATGATAATGTTTTAACAACAATATATTTTCCACCCATAACAAGATTTGATAGACAAAAAGCTCAACAACTAGCTGGAACAGATGAAGGACTAATTGTTTCAACTCAACTTTTGTGTAAAATGGCTCAAAAAGAGGATGGAACATCTGCATTTGACATGTCAGATGCACCAATTTTACAGCGATCATTACCAGAAAAAGTTTTAAATGATTTAGAGCTTTTTATGATGGATATTCAAGTTGATATTGATTCAGCAAAAAAAGAATAAAAGGGGATAATTGGCTAAATTTTGAATTTTTCCTAGCAACAGAACTTGGTAAAACTTTACTTGAATTAAGAAATCTTTTAACTGAAGAGGAACTTATTTATTGGGCTGCTTATTATGAAGTTAAAATTGATAGAGAACAAAAAGAAACGCAACGACAAAAACGGTATTCAAGGTAATATATAATAAAGGTTATTTGTTTCTGTGGCACAATCAACAGTTAGATTAATAGTTGATGCACAAAATGCAATAACACCATTAAAAAGAGTTAATGAACAAACAAAAAATTTAAGTAATAGTACAAATAAATTAAAAGGAAGATTAGATAAATCAAATAGATCATTAAGAGATACTGGCAAATCAGCAAGAGTTGCTTCTTCTGGTGTAAAAACATTAACAGGGGCTTTAGGTCCTTTATTAAAAGCATTAGCTTTAGCAGCAACAGCCAGATTTATTTTTGTAAAAACTGCTGAACTTCAAACACAAAGAACTGCATTAATTCAGTTAACAGGTTCAGTTAAAGATGCTAATAAAATTATTAGCCAATTACAGGCTTTTGGAAATGTTACTCCTTTTACTAGTAGTGAATTAATTGAGCAGTCAAAACGTTTAAAAGCTTTTGGTTTTGAAACCGAAAATTTAGTTGACACTGTTAAAAGATTATCAGATGTTGCTGGTGCAACAGGAGCAGATTTAAGTGGTATTTCAACAGCCTTTGGACAAATACTTGCTAAAGGTAAATTACAACGTGAAGAAGAACTGCAGTTATTAGAAAGAGGAGTTGATATTACAAGTGAATTAAAACGAATAACAGGATTACAAGGAGAAGCATTTGAAACAGCAATGCGTAAAGGTAAGATTGGTGCTGACCTTGTTAACCAAGCATTAATAAATCTTACAAGTGAGGGAGGGGTATTTTTTGAAGGTGCAACAAAACAATCAAAAACATTAAATGGTCAACTGTCTACCTTTCAAGATAATGTAGAAACTCTTGCAAGAATCATTGGTGAACAATTAGAACCTGCATTAATGAAAACTTTACAAACAGCAAATAAAGTATTAGGTGCAATAAATAGATTATTATCTAGCGATTTTCAAAGACAAATATCAGGTTTTAGAGCAAATTTAATTGTTCCTGGAGATACTTTAAGAGACTTAGAAAAAATTGAAAATTTTGCTAATAATATTCAACCATTAGGTATGGACGTAATGGGACTTGATCTTGCTATAAGCCAACTTGAAGGAACAAGAGATCAAATAAATTCATTAATGCAAGATATGAGTAAAAGATCAACAGTTCAAGAAGATAATCAATCTATCGAAACTAACAGAGCAATAACATCTAAAATTAATGAATTAATTAAAAGAAAAAATTTACTTTTAGGTATTACAGATGAAACTAATAAAAAAATTAAAGAAAGTAATGAATCATTTAATAATGGTTTAGAGCAAACAAACTTTTTAGTTGATGGACTTTCTCTAAGTACAGAAAAATTTGCTGATAAATTATCAAATGTAAAATCTGAAGCTGATTTATTAAAAGAAAAGTTTATGGAGATAGGTCAAGGTATAGAACAAGGTATTGTTTCAAATCTTACTGATGCAGTTATGGGTACAAAAACATTAGCTCAAGCTGCAACTAGTGTACTTAATGATCTAAAAAGAAAACTTGTTGAAGTTGCAATTCAACGTGCTGTTTCTGGAATAGGCAATTTTTTCGGAAATGCTTTAAGTGGTTTATTCGGAGGAGGAGGTGGGCATAGTTTTTTAGGCGCACCGATGTTAGCTCCAGTAAGCGGTCTTACGTTTGCTGATGGTGGAAGACCACCTGTGGGAAGAGCTTCACTTGTAGGAGAGCGTGGGCCAGAATTATTTGTTCCTCGTTCTGCTGGTACTATCGTGCCAAACAATGCAATGGGTTCTACAAGCATAGTTGTAAACGTAGATGCTTCTGGTTCGTCTGTTCAAAGTGATGGGGATGGACAGCAGTTTGGTGAGGCTTTAGCCACTGCAATACAATTAGAAATAGTTAAACAAAAACGTAGTGGAGGTTTACTTGCATAATGGCTACATTTGATGATTTAACACTTGGTACAACTACAGGTGCAACTACTCCAACTTACAGTTCTAAGGAAACAGCATCACCGAGAAACATCACAGTTCAGTTTGGGGATGGCTATAAGTCTCGCAATACCTTTGGTCTGAATCAAAATCCTAAATTATATAGTTTGACTTTTATTGTTTCTCTTGTTGATGGTGATAAAATTTTAGCTTTTTTTGATGACAGAGCTAAAGACAGTGCAAGTTTTACATTTACACCACCAGCGACAAGCACTGCAAAACAATTTATATGTGAAAGATATACTAGAACAAACACTTACTTAAATAGAGTTACAATACAAGCAACATTTGAGGAGGTATTTCAGCCATGACAATACCAGTTGAACAGTTACAAAAATTAGATAATATAACAATTATTGAATTGTTTCAACTTAATTTAGTTTCTGGGCTTCATTACAGTACAACCGAAGTAAGTCCAATTATTACCTATAGATTTCATAATGGTACAAATGAAATTAACACAGATATTATTTGGCAGGGAAATTCATAC